TTGATCGTTCGACTCCTTGGGTGAGAGAAGTGCTCGGGCTACAGGCTCCAGCAGCAAGCCCAACAGAGGTCTTGCCTACTGAGCGTGAGAATCGCCCGCTCACCATGGGTGAAATTGCAGCATTGTTTAAGGCTCATGAAGATCCATCTTCTGATTATAAGTTAGATCCAAGCAGTCTTGCACAAATGACTAACGCTAATTTGAGCGAAGAAGAGGCGACTATCGTAGACGGGGCTAGCGAAATAAGCGCTGTCTCATCAAGCGTAGTTCGTGACTTGATTCGACTGGCTACTCATCTAGATGAAAAGGGATTAACTGGCGAGGCAACATACATAGATTCGCTGCTAAGCAAAAATAATTGATTTTTTAACAACGTTAAATATCTCAAGAATTAGGCCCCAGCTTGGTAAAATATAGCTGGGGCCTTTTCGTTACAATAAAGCAGCAGGAACAAAATGAGCAAAAAAGTTTTAAACCATCCAGACAGAGAAGATATTATCTCAAAGCTCTTAGAGGGCGATTCTGTTAAGTCTGTAGAGGCTTGGCTGAAAAAGAAATATCCAAGAACAAAACGTCTTCACGTGTCATATATGACTCTTCAAAAGTTTAGAGGAGAAAATCTAAACTTAAAGGGTAATCTCTTAGATGACATTAAGAATAAGCGAACAGAAGTGGATCGAGAGGCTTTAGATGCGGAAACAAAGCTGGTAATAGCTTCATCTTCTGCCTATCAACAGAAAATAGATGAGATTGCCACATCGGAACTTGATGTAGCAAGAAGACTGCTGGAAATGGATAAAGTTATTGGATCAAGAATTGAGCATTATTATAACCTATTAGATACAGGCGGTGGTTCCATAAGGGAGGATAAAGTATTTATAGAATATATAAATACTATGAAATCACTAATGCAAGATTGGAAAAAATATGTAGAAGGTGTTGCTGACACAAGAATTGATCATAATATCAACATAAACATAGTTAATGAGCAAGCAAAAATGCTCAAAGAAGTAGTCCTTGGAATCCTGCAAGATATCAGCCCAGAGCTGGTTGGAGTTTTTGTTAGCCGCCTAGATCACAAAATAAGAGCATTAGATGCTAATAATATCAAGCTTATAGAGGGAGATATTATAGATGTTTACTGATGGACGAGTTTTCAAAAATTTTAGGATAGAAAATGCCAATAGCTTGATATCTTTTGAAAAATGGATTCGAGATAATACAGATTTATATTTAGATGATACAGCCATTAGTAAGGCGCATTTGAAGATTTTTATAGATTATATGAAGAGGCAGATAAAAACAGTAAGGATGATAAATAAAAAAGAGTTTCTCGAACAACTAGATATTCTGATGAGCAGGCTTGATAAAAAATGAAGAAGGTTAACAACTACCTTTATGAAAGGCTTATAAATCTCTCGTCTGGAGAGAAGAGCAAAGAATTTGGTATGCTTATTGCGAGGGCCGAATATCTTTCTTCTATAGGGGTTGATTCGGATACAAAATTAAAAAAGTATATTTTAGTAAAAGAAGCCTCAAAAGAAATTAGGGCCCGTTTATCTGATGGTGATTTTAAAAATATATTAAGCTTAGATATCAAAAACAAAAATGATGCTTATTATTTAATAACAAAAGCAAAACTAGACTCAAAAGATATAACAAAGGTTGCATACCCCAGCCCCGGACTATCACCAGAAGAGGTAGACGAGGAATATAATATAAGCAAATGGCTAGACCTTGTTTACAAGATATATACTTCAATTGAAAGTGACGAGATGTCTAAGGCTAATGCTTTGGAATATTATAGTAATTCTTTAGATAAAGAAGAGAGACGTAAATTTAATAAGTGGTTTGAATATTATAGCTCGGGCGAGCATCTAAAATATAGTCTTGAAGAGGAGATCAAAATGAAAAAAAAAGCGGTTTACCAATCTGATTTAGGGCAGGGAAATAATCCTTATTATGCTGGGAGCGGAAGCTCATATCTCGATAAAAATACTGGCAATAATATGCCTGGAGATTCCTTCCGTAGAGATACATTTGATAATGCGTCAAAGAGTTCTACAAAAAATGTTGAAGAAAAGAAATTATTCATTACTTGGAAGCAGCAGCTCTATGGAGCACTAAGGAGAGTTGATAAGCTCATCAGATCCGATACATATGTTGATCATGAAAATTACAAAGAATTAGCAGAAGCCCTTGTTTCTCTTAGCATTCTTGCAAAGAATATTAAGTTAGCAAGGACCCTTTCAGATGTTACCTTTAAAACGGCGTCAACCTTTGAGCGTGCCGGCTCTATGGAGGCAGCAGGGATACTGAGGAAGATAGCTCAAGAAGTTCCTATGGAAGAGGTGGTTCCGGAGCCCACTATGGCCCCCGATGCAGCACCGGGTCCACTGCCCGGTGCTGAGGCTCCAGAGCCGGCAGCTCTAGCTCCAGAGCTGCCGGACAACCCGGAGGCTAGCGTTGAGCCTGTGGAGGCTGATACAGAGCCCGCTGAGTCAGACTCTGGTCACGACATTCCTGGGCCAGATGATGTTGAGGCTGCAAAGCTTCGTGATATTGTTCCAATTCCTGGGGCGAGGCCTGGAGAGTATGAGTTTTTAGCGGGAGATATCAACCTAGAAGATGCAGCTACTAAGTTAGATGAAGTAGCTGGACTCCTGGCTGATAGACGAATTATTCGCCAGCTTGCTGAGTTTGATATTATGTTGGATAAACTTGGTGTTGCATCTATGTTTCCGGAGTTAGCAGAGTCTCAAAGTAAACTTATTGATTCATTTTCATATGCGCTAACAAGAGTTACAAAAATGATGGGGCAGCTTGCAAACGCTAAAGCCATTGTTACTTCAAGAGCTGGTGTGCCTGGGGCTCAAGAGCCTGCCGCCAAAGAGCCTGAAGAAGCCGTGGAAGAAACAGTGGAAGAAGCACCAGAATTAGAGCCGGAGACTCCTCCGGAATCAATGGGGGGATAAAATTCTATGGAGCTAGAAAGTCTTTATAGTCAACTTCTGACTATTTGCAGAGAGAATCATATTTCTCGACCATATTTGGTTGGCGGAATCCCAAGAGATATGGCGCTGGGAATGCCCGATGGCCTCTCTGATATAGACCTAACTACCAACGGCTCCGACACAACTCGCCTTGCTATAACCGCCGCATATACATTTGATGAGCTATTTAGGCTATTTCCGGATGGACATATTTCCGTATATCTTGACGAATATATTCTTGATTTTTCTAGCAATTTTATTTCAGAAAGAGCGGTTAAGTATATAGATAAAAATCTTAATATCAAGGATGTGTCCTTGTATGAAGTATATAGTAGGGACTTTACTATAAACACTATTCATATAGATCTAGAAACGAAAGAGTTTTATGATCCAACTGAAGCTGGGTTAAATGATCTGAGAGAAGGAATAATAAAAACTTGCGTTCCATCCGAGATAACTATCAGCGATGATCCGAGAAGAGCTTTTCGTGCAATTAGCTTTGCCGCTCGTTTGGGATTTAAAATTGATGAAGAAATAATATCTTATATAAAATTAAATAAAGATAACTTCAAGCTAGATGGATCGTTATTTGTTAAGCCGGCGGCTATAACTTCGATTATGGCAAAGTCCCTTGATGCTAATTCGGATATTACAATTAAATATCTATTAGAAACAAACCTTTTAACTCTGGTTCCAATGGTTGGAGCCTTCAAAGATGAGTTAATAAAAAGAAAGATGGTTAAACATTATCTAGATAATATTTAATTTTACTAATATTATTAAAACAATAGGAATATAAATGATCAGAGGAAACATTCATCAATGTCCGTTTGGGCTTCCAATAGCCGAAGGCTGTGGAAGCATTGGGTTTGTAAAAGAAAATGGAAGCAGTATTATAAGGGATATGACTCTTGTTGATTTGGCTGAAACCAAAGAGGATCGCGACGAAATTATAGAGAAAAATATGGATCTAATGTTTCTGGCGGAAGAAAAACACAAATGCCCCTTTGCTGATAGAATTTTTGAGGAGAAAGGCGCAGTTGATTGTAAGTTTGACGAGAACCAAGATAGACTTCCTGCCGGCTCTGGCGCTGGATTAACCGGAAGCCCACTGTACCCACACACTATGATTGGTAATATGCCAGAAGCACAATATGGATATCCGCTAGATCAGTATTCAGACAATAATGAAAGTAGAAATATATATTACGGTATATACAGCCTTATAGGATAGGAGAAAATATGTCTAAGCAAGTAGAGCAAATAATTTTCAAAGAGGCAGCTAGGCCAATGGAGTCATATATATATGATGAGGCTGATGAAACATTCTTCTCAGAAGAGGTTCAGGAAGGCCCCGAAGGCTTAATCGGAGCTATAGTCTCTCTAGATGATGCGCCGAGTGAAGATGACCTAAGCAAAACTTTAAAAGAAGTTTTGGAGCCAATGGCTGAGGGTGACGAGAGTTTCGGCAGTCTTTCAGAAGAGCTAGAATCACTAGATGAGGACGTAACGGAGCTTATAGAGGACTTTGGAGATGTTACGCTTGGAGATCTTCTACCTGGATCTGACGTTAGAGCTGAAGAGCTAGAGGACGACGTAGAAGAGAAAGAAACCGATTATGAAAATGATGGTGACCTAACTAAGTTTATGGAATATATCTCTGATCAATATCCTGGCAAAATCCCGCAGCATGACGGAAGAACTACCGTTGGATGTGAGAGGGCTCTTAGCTTTTTGGATAGAGTTAATAGTGATATTTCTAGAGCAATCAGAGATGATCGTGACAATGCCCTTGATATTCAGGCGCTTGAGGATGTTCGCGTAAACATTATTCGCGATACAATGGTTCTTAAGGATCATTTAAATAAGCTTAAGAAAAAATTAAAAGAAGCCCAAGCGAAGCAGGCTGCCGCAAAGCTCCCGCCGACTTGGGCAAAGCCCTCTGGAGAGTCAGTAGAGTATAATGAGCTTGTTAAAGAGGCTCGGACGCCGAACAATATTGTTATCACAATGACTCCGTTTGAGCGCGCAATTACCGGAATGATGGTTAACGCGCATATCTCTGGCGGTCACCCGATAGAAGACGTATATGAATTTTTAAAGAAAAAGTATGACCTTACCGAGAGGGAAGAGTTAGCAATGATGCAGATTTGCATGGATAGCGGATTCCCAATCTTTAAAGACAGAGGAACATACTCTGAGGAGCTAAACGACGAAGAAGGCAAGGGCGGCGTGGATTTCTTAAAGAATTATTTTGCGTAATATATAATGAAAATAAATCGACAAAATATAACCGAAGATTATAGCTCCGAGTCTAAAGCAGGCTGGCTTGATGATTTTTCAAAAAACCTAGAAAAGAATGCTGATTATTTAGATAATTTAAAAACAATTATCAAAAAGCGGCAAGATTTTTCAAGTATTGATGAAAAGATGGCAGATATGAAAGCTAGAGCCGGATTTAACTTGATAAAAGATATGAGCGATCCGGAGCAAGCGAAGGTAGCTAAAGATACATCTTCTGAAAGCGAAGGATGCTCTTGCGAAAGAAATAAATGTCGAGAGTGCAACTCAGAGCTCTTCAGGTTACTAGAGGCAATCATAACTTATATAAAAGATTTTGCGAAAGATAGGGGTGACGTTGGGTTGCTCGGAATAATGACACATTGCCGGCAGCATCCAACGCTTGAATTTCAAAGAGCTGAAAGCTTAATAGATGATAAAAAGTTTAAAGCTTTAGTCCAAAAAATTATAGGCGATAAAAGCTCTAGAGACGAAGTAAAATATATACCAGAAGACTCCTCGGAGGAAGAAAGTGCCAACGAGATAGCGGAATATATATCGCACGCAGATCCTTCTATTGGGTAAAATGGCGGCTAAAAAGAGTGAACAAGACCTATTCGAACAGCTAAAGACAAATTTCCTCGACTTTGACCCATCTCATTTTGTAAAAAATAACCTAACCTTAGATGGAGCCGAATTCAATGTTTTGGATAATGGCTGGAAGTTTATGTCCGATATATATCGGTACATTGCCCTTCAGGCTACCAGGCCAGATGGAAAGCCGGTTGTCATAAAGAAGGGCCGTCAGGTCGGTGCCACCATGATGGCTGCCGCTCTTGATTTATACTTTACAAATAGCGGTCTTTTTACAGATCCAAACATTAGAGTTCTTCACCTTTTTCCAGCCTTAGGTCAGGTAAAGAAGTTCTCCCAAGACAAATTAGAAAACTTAATAAGAACCGCCAAAGATGACTTCATCACCAAAAATAAGCTGATGAGCTCAAATGCGGTAGATAATTTAACCATGAAGCAGTTCAACACAGGAACTCTTTGGATAGATAGTCTTGGCTCGGACGGTGATAGAATTCGTGGTATGACCGTTGATGTTGCCGTTTATGATGAATTTCAAGAAATGCTGGGGCATGCAATAGGTAATGCTAATAAAACTTTAACGGCCGCAAAGTATGGCCCAATTGGTCAAGGCGTTCAAGTTTACTTTGGAACTCCAAAAAATAAGAATACTCATTTTGAAACAACTTGGAATCAATCTGACCAAAGATATTATCATTTGGGCTGCATTAATTGCAAGAAAACATATCCGTTTTATCTTCCGGAAGATAATAGATGGCAATCAATTTGGCTCTATGAAAATACAATTCAGTGCCCACTTTGTGGAACAAAACAGAAAAAGATAGAGGCCATAGAGCTTGGGAAATGGGTATCAACAAGGCCCGGCACGGATTGCGACTTTGTTGGCTTTCATATAAACCAGCTATATATTCCATATTTTTCTAAAGAAAATATAGAAAAATTAATGCCGGAAAACAATCCAGCACAGACTGAGCGACTTTGGAAGAATGAAGCTCTTGGAGAGTTTTACTCTGGAGCTGGTGCTCCGCTAACTAAAGCTGAGATTTATCAGCTATGTAGAGATCCTGATAGATATTTTTCAAAATCTATTGCTCATCATGAAAAACCAACATATCTTGGCTCTGACTGGGGCGGAAAAGATGATGATCCCCATTCAAGCGGAGGCCAGTCGTACTCTTGTGTCGTTGTTATCTCCGCTGGTGAAGACGGAGTGCTAAATATTGAGCATGCTCATAAGCTCAAGAAGAATACATTTGAATTCAAAAAAGATACCATAAAAGAAATGTATAGAAGGTTCGGAATAACTAGAGGAGTTTCCGACTGGTTCTTTGGCCAAGACGTTGTTGCGAGTTTACAATTAATGTATGGAGATAAGCTCATCGGCGCTCAGGGAAGCGGAAGCCTTATAAATCCCACTAAATATCGAGAGGATGAGCTAATTATTTCTTATAATAAAGATTTATTAATTGACGAATTAATAGAATTGTTTAGAAAGGGAAAGATTAGATTTCCATGGAAAAGCTACGAATATTTTGAGTGGTTAATAGAGCACTGCACTTCTATGGAGTCAAAGATAAGAATATCTGGAGGACAACCGATGAAAACTTATGTTAAAGGCAACTCTCCAAACGATGGATTTATGGCACTGATGTATGCTTATATGGCATATAAATTTGATTTAACTGAAGGATTTACTATTAAACCAGGCATGAAAAAGCAGTCTGATTATCCGAGATCGGTGATAGCAAGCGTTAAGAGGAGAATATAATTATGACTAGAAGAATAAATCGACCTCCAACCGTATTGACTAAAAAGTCTGCCGAATCAATATCTGAAGTAAGAAGAGCTCAGATTTCCGATGCAGCAAATAAGGATATGGACAATCTAGAGAACTCAACCCTATCTGGCTCTATAGCTCATAGTCCTGGATTTAGAAAAAGAAGTATAGATCTTATAAAGAGAGGATCCATAGCTTCTCCCATGCCGGGACCGACTACCTCTGCCTCTTCAGACAGAATGTCTCCAGAGATATATTCTCCATTATTCCAGCTTGCGAATCTAAACTTACCTAGAGATCGCGTCACTATGAACGCATGGAATCGTGTGTTTTATGATACACATCCAATCGTTAGAAACGCAATAAACCTTCATGCCTCATATCCAATTAGCAAAATAAACATTACATGTAAGAATAAAAAAGTACAGCAGTTTTTCATGGAAATGGCGGAAAAGATTGACCTATACTCTGTTGTATACGGAGCAGCCTTGGAGTTCTGGAAAATGGGTGAAAAGCTGAGTAAAAACAGTATGTTAGCCATGTCAGATGGTTCTCTTAAAAAGATTTCTGATGTGAAAATCGGAGACGAAGTT